CTAGCGGGAAGCGGGCTCGATCGCTTTCCTCACATCCCGCACGGCACAGACGATCTGCCGCCGTAACAGCAACGCGATGATGAGCCCTCCGAGCGCAAGGGCACCGATTGCCATAACCGTCTGCCAGTCCATGCCGGCTAGCGCTGCAAGTCCGGCGCTACCGCTGCCGAAGATGGTGGTGATCCAGCTCCACTGATCGGTGCGCTTGCGAATTTCCGCTTCGACGGTGTCGGGAACGACGGGCTTATCGATTTCCCGTTCCACCACGATTTCTCGCGTTGGTTGGCTCGTGGCATGGCGCTTCTTTACCTCGGCCAGCACCTGGCGCACACGATCCGGACTGACGGCTGCGTTCTGGCCGGCATAAGCACCTTTGCCGGCAGTAGTCGGGAGAGACGCCCATTCAGGGGCCAGATTGTTGATCAGCGTATCTTCAGACAGCCGGCCTGCGAGATATTTGTCGATGCCACGCAGGCCGAGAAGGTAGCAGGCGCAGCGGTCCTGCATGTCGGCGTCAAACAGGGCCGACGGCGGAAGTTTCAGTGTCTTGCGGATGGCGCGCAGAGTAGTGCGCACGATCTGATAGCGGCCGACTGCTGATGAGTTGAAGCGGTTTTGAGGATGCTTCAGCATCCTGGTCTGAAGCGCTTCGATCTCCTGCAGGGTCATGGTGACGAGATCGACATCGCCACCGGTGAAGGCGCCATAGGCCAGCGTTTCATTGTAGCCGCGCTTTCTGTCGGTGCCTTCAGCATGGCCGATCAGGTCCAGCAATGGCCGGTAGACATGATATTTGTCGGACGCAGCCGGGATCCCCGCGCCGCTGGGCACGTTGGCGTTCATGATGATGTCCTTTCGCGGGATTGCCAGAGCTACGGCTGGACGCACGGCTTTTGCGCCAGCCGTAGTGCGGCCAAGGGGCTTCGTTCTTATTGCTGGCCGGCGACGGCCGAGGGTTACCGTCACGTTGGCGCGCCGGCATCGCACAGCATGGTGATGAAGCGGCCACGCCGCTCCATGTCGGCGGCGGTGCGGATGTTGTAGAGGGTACCGGAACGAACCTCGATCAGCCGCCAGGCAGCGGTGATGGTCGAGGTTTCCGCATCGAAACGTACGATGATCAGGGCTGGTTGAATGCTTTGCAGGCGTGAGGCAATGACGGTCTCGCCACCTTTTGAAAGCAGGATGCAGGCATCGCGCTCGAACTGGGCGACCCATTGACCAGTGACGCCACCATAGCCGTCGTCAACTTCCTCTTGTTTTTCCAGACGGACACGGTCACGCAGATCGCTTGCGGTAATCCTGGTCATCAGAGTGGCCGCATCCGATAGGGCGCAACCAGGGCATGAACGACGCGGTCGATGGCCACGTCGATCTCGGTGTCGGCACCGTCGAAGAGCCGCTGGACGATAAGCAGGATGGCCTGGCGGATGGGCGCGGGCACGTCGGCGGCCGAGCCATAGCCGGCGGTGAAGGTGACCGAGACGGCATCAATGCGACGGAATGTTGCCGGCCAGACCTTTCCCGGCTGCAGCGCGACATAGGCCCCGTGCGCATCAGCGAACAAATCATACCCACTGGGATCGACCACCTGCTGCACATTGCCGACGTCGAAGTGACTGATGCTGACGATTGCGGTCACCGGCGCTACCGGCAACGGCAGGCGATTGGCAAAGCGACCAAAATCCTGCCGCCAGGTTTGCGTTACCAGCGCCCGGCCGATTATGCCGGAATAGCCGTCGAGATACGCCGTTGCCGCCTTGATCTGGGAGCTGATCAGGTCGTCCTGGTCGTTGTGATCGATACGCAGATGGGCTTTGGCCTCAGCCAGCGTCACCGGCATTTCGGCAGGCGCGACGGTGCGAACGGGTGCGAGCACTTCCATGATCCATTATAATAAAGAGAAGCGGCCAGCGATGCCGAGGGGAGATGAGCCGGCCGTCTCGAACGATGTCAGGTCACCGGCGCGTCGTGCGGGTGGCCGAGCGCAAAGATCGCACCGGCGGCAATCGAAGTGCCAGAGGTCTTGGTGATGACCGCGCGGATGTAGCGTTTGTTGCCGACGTAATCTTGCTTGTAGACCGTGCTGGCCTCAAGCGCGGCCGGCAGAATCCCGAGCAGATCGCCAGCCGCCACCTCGGTAAAGTCACCATCCGTGGTCGTGTCGCTCTCCTGCATGGTGATGGCGTAGAGGCCGTCACCGGCAATCGCGCCGGCATTGATGATCAGGGTCGCCGAATTGAAGCCCTGCAGATCGGCGTGACTGCCCTTGGTGGTGGCGGTGACCACGGCGGGAACCAGCGATGCGACGAGGCCGAGGCCGGAAATACCGTCCTTCATGGGAGAAGTCCTTTCAATGAGTGGGGAATGATGAAGAGACGGGCGGCCGTCCTTCGACCCTTCGACAAGCTCAGGGCTCAGGATGATGGCCGCCGTCATGATGATCAGGTGCTGATCTTCAGCAGCTTCAGGGCTTCGAAGTTGACGATGCCGCCACCGACGCGCTTGGTGGTGTAGAACAGCACGTTCGGCTTCGAGGTGAACGGGTCCCGAAGCACTCGGATGCCGATGCGGTCGACGATCAGATAGGCCCGGTTGAAATCCCCGAAGGCGATCGGGAACTCTCCAGCACCAACCGCCAGCATGTTATCGTCGGTATGGACGGGCTTGCCGAGGATGGTTGCCACTTCGGCAGCGCCGGAAGGCGGAGCCCAGATATAGGCACCTTCCGCATCCTTGAACTTGCGAACCGTGTTCATGGTGGCATCCGACATCAGCCACGATGCACCGTTCCGGTAGCCGGACTTGAGCGCATAGTAGAGGTCGATCAGCGCGTCGGCCGGGCTGGCAGAGGCGGTCGCTGCGACAAAGCCATCGGCCTTGCCGGAAGCAACGAAGCCAAGCTTGCCCCAAACATAGGAGGCATTCGCCACCGTGTCGTAGGCCAAGATGCCGCGCGGCTTGTTGATTCCATCGCCATTGGCAAAGGCAGCGCCTTCCTGCTCGGCGAACTCGATCGAGACTTCGTCGGCCAGCCAGGCCGCCAGATCAATCCGGGCATCGTCGAGTGAGGTTTGCGTGGCGCCCGGCATGGCGTAGATCTCGCCGGTGTTGATGGCGATCTCACGCAGCGTTGGCGTGGCTGTGCCAGGACGATCCTGTTCCTCGCCAACCCAGCCGGAGGTCGCACCGCCCATATTGACCAGCTTCTTGTAGGTGCTGGTCGAAATGGAAATGGTGCGGGCGAGAGAACGGATCGTGGACACGGTGCCGAGCACCCGGTCGATACCGGCTTCCGTCTCTTCCGGCACCAGATAGCCGCCGTCCGGATCGGACTGCGTCGTCAGCTTGGCCTTGACCTCGAGATCACGCAGGCCGGCATCGACGCCGCGCCGGAAGAAACGATCGAAGGCTTGTGCGTGCTCTGCCTTGTCCGGATCGTGATCATTGCCGGCACCACCGACCTTGATCGCGGCCATCGCTGCATTCACTGCGTCGATTTCTTTGGTCAGCTTGGTCAGTTCGGCATTGATACGGTCGACCTTCTCGGTCTGGACCACATCGGCCATGCCGGCCTTGATGTCGGCGAGCTCCTTGTCGCGTTCGACCTTGAAGTCCTCGAAGGTTTTCTGCAGCTCGGCGAGGATTTTTGTCGCGTTGCCGGAATCGGCGCGCACGCCGACAAAACCCCGGACTGGCCCGCGCGCAGGCGGGTTCAAATGAATGCTCATGATGTTCTCCTATGAGCGGATGGTTTGGATCAGCCGCTGGAGTGCGGCTGGATTGATGCCAGCGTCGTGCGTGGCGGTGTCGGCAGCGTCGCGCATGCCGGCAATCTGATTGAGCATCTTGCGCCGCTCTGAGCGGGAGATGCCCTGTTGCGCCAGAGCCGCATCGATGCGGCGCTTGGCATGGATTTCTGGCCGGACGTTTTCGGACGCACCGGCTTTGGACTGGACTTCTGCATCGACGATATCGGCGAAGCCGTTCTCGATCGCCTGTGCTGCCGTCATGAACGTCTCGGTATCCATCAGCTGCTCGATGTCGGCGCGCTCCATGCCGGTGCGGGCCTCATAAATGTCGGCGAGCGCGGCATCGAACTGGTCGAACAGGGTGGCAGCCTCGCGCATGTCGTGGCGATTGCCGATGACCACGCCCCAGGCATTGTGCACCATCATGAACGAACCGAGGCCCATGCGGATTTCGTCACCGGCCATGGCGATGATGGAAGCTGCCGATGCTGCCCAGCCCAAAACCTCGACCGTCACCTTGGCCGGATGGGAACGCAGCAGATTATAGATGGCGATGCCCTCGAACATGTCGCCGCCGGGAGAATTGATCCGGACGGTGATGTCGCGGTTACCGATCGAGCGCAGAGCGGCCGAGATGCGATTGGCGGTGACGCCGCCGCCGGTCCAACCATCCTCACCAATAATATCGAACATGGAGATGGTGGTGTCGGCGTCGGATACGGCAGCGGCAGCGATCGGAGCCTCGGCCCATTTTGTTAGCACGTCGCTCGGTGCGTCCCACTGATAACTCTGCGGGCGCGCGAATGTCCGCGCCTCGGGCAATTTACGAAGGCTCATCGAGCATTCTCCAGCCACAGGAGCGAACACCAGCCGAGGACGAAGCCGCTGAGAAGGATGCCGAAGTCGAAGGCCGGGCTGATGATGGCAAGGCTGACTACGGCCATGGTGATCAGCGTTGCGGTCAGTTTCAACGTATTCAGAAGCGTCAT